GAGGAGTCCGGGAAATTAGACTCCATAACTGCATACACATGGCGCCATTCGACGGGGTTGGCGTCGGTGACGTGCTGCGCGCCCTTGGGGAGGTTGTGGACGGCATCGGACTCAGCCTCAGGCGACCAGTCCTCGACCGTCTCGGCCGGGTCGAACGCCTCCGGCTTGACGGCGTGCGGCTTGTAAGGCTTCGGGGTTTCCGCCGGTACGGATCCGACTACCGGGTGACCGGAGTCGTTCCCGCTGCTCTTAGGTGCGCCGACGGTAGAGGCCGCGGGCGTGAGCGTGGTCTGCGGGTACGGCCACGCGTCCAGGTCCTCTTCGCCCTGGTCCGGGAACCGGGACGCCGGAGGGTTCGGCTTGCGTCCGCGCGAGGGCATCTTCCCGTCATCGCCGCCGCGGGGTTCCACGTCGCCGTGAGGCTCGAGTTCCGCGCCGTCGCTGATGAAGTGGCCCGGGGGTTCCCCTCCTGCACTCCCCAGTTCTGACGGGACTGCCCCCGGGCCGGCGTCAGGCCAGTGGAGTGAGCCCGCGCGATCTTCTGCACCGTCGCCCCGGTGCGGGTACGGCCACCGTGCCCCGGTGGCCTGGAGGCGTTGCGAGGCGGGGGTGAGGACTAGCTCCTCGCCGTTCTCGTTCACCATCCGCTGCAGCGCCTTGGTGACGTGCTCCCGCAGGCAGATGCCCTTCTCCCAGTCCTCCCGGAACTTCGGGGCCAGGTTCAGGGCGGCGACTTCCTTCCGCCGGAACCACGCGGCACCCTGGGTTTCCTCCGGGGTCTTGCCGTCAAGCGAGGGATGGAAGTAGGGGACGTCGCACAGCCACAGGTACACCTGGGTCTTGCCGTCGTCCTCAACGTGATGGAACGTCCCGGCGATCTTCGGCGGAGGGAAGTGGCCGATCTCCTCAGCGACTTCGCGGAGCGCCGCGCCCCAGGCGTCCTCGCCTACGTGCGGCTTGCCGCCGGGCATCCCCCACGAGCCGTCGGAGCGCTGCTGGAGGAGGAACCGGTACTTGCCGTCCTCGTCGCGGGCGCGGAGCAGCAGCCAGACAAGGCGGGTGTCATCGTCCTGCGTTGCGGCTTTTCCCAGGCCTGCCAGCGGAGGCAGCGCCTCGACCCCTGCGGGCCCGGGTGCGCACCGGCAGCGAATATGGCACTGCCCGATCACCCCGCCCGCCGAGAACGGGGCATCCAGCGGGATCGGCCCGTCGTCCGCGGCGTCCTTGCAGATGTCGCAGGCGTTCGGCGACAGCAGCAGGTCCTTGTGGGTGACGCCGTAGTCGCGGTAGCACTGGATCGCGGCCGTGTTGATAGCCCGGCCGACCTCGCTCCACGCGATCGACTCGGAACGGACGCTGTTGTTCCCCAGGCCCGTGCGGGCGACCTGCTGGAGCCAGTGCTCGCCTTCGCTGCCCAGGAATCCTTGCAGCGCGTCGCCGTCGTGCTTCGCGGTGAAGTCCGCAGGCTCACCAGTCACCAGGCTCTTGGCTGCCGCGTACCCCAGGTTCCACGCTTCGGCCCACAGGGGCGTCAGGACGCCGGAGAACACTTCCCGGACCTCATCGCCTATCAGGTCCCGCAACGTCCCGTTAGAGACGAACATGGCCCCCGTGGCGGCCTTCTTGCGGAGCGCCGATCCCCTAGTCTCGGCGTCATGGAAGGCCTGCCCGATGAGGTTCTTGTACGCGCCGACGAGACCGAGGTCGCGCTCCCAGCCGGGCCAGTGGGCGGCCTTGAGGGCTGCAGGCGGGTTGTCCTCGGGGAAGATGACGTCATCTGGCTGAGGATCACCTAGAACCCAGTCAGCACCCTTGAGGCACATGTCCCCGGCGGCTTCCACCGCCACGTCGATCAGGATGCCCTTAGCCAGGTCCTCGGAGATCGTCGCCATGACCACGCCCGGGATGTACCGCGGTTCCCACGTGGAAACGTCGCGCCCCTTCCGCAGGTGCCGCTTCAGCGCGTCCAGCTCCGACGCGACAGCCTTCTTCCGGGACCCGGCCACGGACGACCGGGAGGTGGTCCCCCCGGTACGGGGCGTCGGCGACTGGATGGCCCCGGCGGCAGCTGAGTGCGCGGGAGTTGCTGCCTCCCGGTGAGGCGCGACCGGGGCCGGATGCGAGCCATTGGGGCGGGTCTGGCCTCCCCGCCGGACAGACGGCTGGTTCGTGCGGGACCGGGACGACGTGGTGCGCTGACCGCCATTCGTCCCCTGACCCCCAGCACCGCCCTGCATGTTCGCGATCAGCTGCGGAGCCATCGAGAACGGAATCGGTCCCTGCGCCGTGAACACGACCGGCTCCGACGTCTCCTGCAGGCCCCACGGGGGCATGTCGAGACGTTCCCGCACCTCGTCAATGCTGGAGATGCCGTTCTGGACCTGCTCCACGCCGAGAGTGGTGATCGCCTGCTTGTCCTCGTCGTCCTGCAAACCCTCGAAGCTGAACTGCATGTCAGGCTGGCCGCAGATGTCCTGCAGCACGTAGTTGAAGATGTCAGTGAGGAACAGCAGCAGCGGCTTAGTCGACTTGCGGGTCTTCGCATCCCGGCCGGCCGCGCCGAACCTGACCGCCGAGGCGTTCGCGCCTCCCCCGGCACCGGGACTGCCCACATTGGGGAGAAGGCCCAGTTCATCCGGGGTTACATCGAAGCTCATGCACACTTGAGTTTGTACAAGCGTGTCAAAAGTGTCCGCCAGATCCACGGCCCGCTGCGGCATGACTTTCGACCCAGGCGGCAGGACAATGACCTTCAAATGGTACGCCGGATCCCCGGCGATGCCATTCAGGGCGTCCTGAAGTTCGCGGATTTGCGTCGGCGTCATATTCGGGTCGCCAGGCGAAACGTAACACCCGGGAATTGTGCCCTCTGTGAAGAAATCGAGCTGGTACTCCTGCTTTTGCAAACCCGAGATGATCGGGAGAAGCGCCTGCTCAACGGGGGGAAAGCCGTAGGGGGTTTCCCGCCTGGTAACCAGCGGGGCGTACAGCATTGTGTCGGCCCGGAACGAGTTTACCTCAGCTCCAGTAAGACCGTAATCGTCAATATCGGAGCCGCTGATAACCGTCTGATAATCACTTCGGGGTACCCCGAACAAATATTGCTGATAGCAGGCCGCGGGCGGCCTCGGCTTTCCGCCGTGCATGTCCAGAAGCGGGCGGATCGTCGGCCCTGAAACCAAGCGGATGCTATCCAGGTCACTGCCGAGCAGTCCCCGGCCCAGGCCCTTGCCGTACTTGGGTCGCATGACTAGGCACAGCGCGTCGTAAACGAAAATCTCCTCAAGCAGCGCGTCAATCCACATGCCGAACGAGAAGAAATCCGGGTCCGGATGCCGGAAGAACTTCGTGGCCTGCGCGGCGCGCTCGCCGAAGTCCCGCATCGCCTTGTGATCGCCCTGGTACGCCTTGGCTGCCGAGGTGGTGAGCTCGATCTGCCACTCCAGCCCGCGGATCTCCTCCTTGCGGAGCTCGATGCAACGGCGGGCGACGGAGTACTTATTGGCCAGCGTGTACAGGGTGTCAAAGCTCGCCAGGGACAGGCCCTCGGTGCGCGGGAGGGTCGGGAGGTTCCACCCGACCCGGTACTGCCACCAGCGCGGATCCGGGAACTGGCCGCCGGGCGGCGGCTCGTCCACCGGGACGGGCTGGATCGGCGACATGGGGCCGAAAGCGCCGTCCGTGAAGACGCGGGAAGGCCTTGGGAGGAAGGGGCCGTAGCCGGACTGGCTATACGGGTTCCCGTACATCGCATTGGCTGCGACCTGGTTCATGCCGCCCCAGCCGCCGGACTGCGGGGCCGGGGTGTACCTCGCGCCGCCCGGTACCGCCTTCATGGCAGCGAGAACTCCGGAGGTGCGGCTCATCGACGCCCCCGTCCGGTGCTTCTGCCCTTGCCGCTGTCAGGCGGGTGCGATCGTCGTAATGGAACCCGATGACCCCCGGTACAGCAGCGCGCCGCCGGAGCAGTACAGGATCCCCCCGCCCGCCGGGTTCGACGTGGGGGCGGTGGAGGCGTTGGCGATGTAGACGACACCTGTCCCGCCGCCGTAAGACGGTGATCCTGCGGCGGTCAGGAACCCCATGTTCGGCTGGGTGGCCTGGGAGGCCACCACGATCGCGTCGGTGGAATGCTGCAGGTCCGTCAGGTGCCAGTTGTCCGTCGAGTCGGAGTTCAGCTGCATCGTCCACCGGTCAGAGTTCCCGGTCTGCAGCGTGTACCGGCCCGTGTTCGTGGTGGCGTTCCGGGATGCGCGGACCACCGTGCTGCCTGAGGAGTGGACTTCCAGGTTGGTGGACTGGAACAGTTGCACGGTCCCGGCCGAGTAGTTGTTGGCGGTGGTGTTCTGCGGGTTGATCACCA